TCCATGAGGGAGTTATAAGAGATATTTTCATTATCACAGCCTAAAGGATTTATCTCTCCAGCTTTCCCCATCGTGCTATCTCTTTTTCTGGTTCTCCTGCCTTTAGTCTGCTTTGTACTGCATACCCAGTACTCATCCTTAGATACTCTCTGTTTCCTCCAGTAAGGAGCCCCACAGATACCACATACTAATTTACCGCTAAAAGAGTATCCGCTGGTTTTCTTTCCTCTCCTGTCGGATCCTGTGGCTATTACTCTCTCCTCATGGATCTTACAGATTAGATCCCACTCCTCCTGTGTGACTATCGGAGGGAGAGCATTTTCTACATATACCCACTCCTCCTTAGGGAGTTTTATAGTTTGCTTACTCTCAAAATCATGTCTTTCTTTGTTTATAATCATGGTACCTACATTTTTACAATCATATACAAATTTAGGTATATCCATAGGTTTCCACGGTTTCCCTACTGTGTTACGGTATCCAGCATCATTAAGCTCCTTAGCGATGAGAGTAGATCCTTTTCTTGCCATAATTCCCTCACACATGAGCCTCCTTACCTTAGCCTGTTCTGGATTTATATAATACTTACCATCTTTTTTATCCCATCCATATACATTACCACTACCCTGTAAGGCTATCTCCTGCCCCTGTCTGGCTTTTTCTATTCTGTGATCGTGGTAGTTATGGAGTTTCTTACTAAGATTTCTACTAAACTCCTCCGCTATGATCGCTCTTACACCTGTTATAAGAGCATCATCTGGGGAGTAAAATTTCCCATCCATGTACATAAACAGGAGCTTTCCTGTTTGTACTACCCTGTTAATAAAGAGGTACCAATCCAGAGTATTTCTCTGGAGCCTCTCTTGATCCTTGATTACTACAATATCAAATAGATCCTCATACAGATCCTCATAGAGCCTCTGGTAATCATCTCTGCCTTTTACCATCGTACCGCTCTTACTGCGATCAATATACTCTCCTACCAGTTTCCAGCCATGATCCTTAATACATCCTCTATTCTCCTCAATCTGGAGTTCTATAGCGTTTAGCTGTTCCTCCTCCGCTGTAGATACTCTGGCATAAAATACCGCTCTCATACCAATAGTATCTCTTATATCCGTTATTTTCCTGTATGCCATCCTGTTTACCCTCCTGTAATAGTCCTGTGAGCTCCTGTGTGCCTCATACAGCCACTTTTATATATTAGGTGTAGACTTCTTTACCCTCGATAAAATAGAGGGATTTATGAGGCTATTTTCAGTTTCTATCTATTATACACCCCTTATATACTAGATACAACTAAAAAATGAGGGCTACCAGCATTTTACAGCCAGTAGCCCTCTATATGAAAAAATATTAAGGAGTGCCTAAAGGATTAAGGTAACTTGATTACCTGTCCGATGTTAATAAGGTTTTTATTTTTGATACCATTGAGCTTAACCAGAGTATCTACAGTAGTTCCGTACTTTTTAGCGATCTTGCTAAGAGTATCTCCCTTAACTACTGTGTAGGTCTTAGCAGATCCTACGCCTGTCTTACCAGAAATATCTCCAGCATTTACCCAGCCATATACAGTAGAGCCCTTACCAGAGATAGCCTGTAAGTGATACGGATGTACCGCACCCTCAGCCTTGTTAGTTACCTTAGCCTGTCCTGCCTTACAACCGTATGCAACGCCACTAGCTGTAGAGCTGGTATAGTGGAGGCATCCTGTAAAGTTTACAATATCTCCAATATTGTAAGAGCCTCCTCCGTTACCAGATGGCTTAGGAGCCTCCTCTTTAGTAGCCTTAGAGCTGTACTTAGGAGTAACAAAGCCTCTGATATATTTACCGTTTACTGCAAGATCTCTATATCCTACAGCGTTACTCTTGTTACCCTCGATAACCTTAATAACGCCTCCAGATACAGATACTACAATACCGATATGATCCGCACTACCTGTATTATCTCCTACTCCGTTATCATCCCAATCATAGAGGATCATATCTCCAGCGGATGGAGTGTAAGCATCATTCTCTACCCAGATACCCATATTCTTAGCAAGCTGGATAAACTGATTACAGCTACACTCTCTAGGGATAATATCTGTAAGTCCTGCCTTAATACCTACAGCGGATGCAAAAGTAGCACACCACGCATCTGTATATTTTACAGCATAACTTCTAGGGAGTGGCTTACAAGCGTTATAAGTATCAATAATCTTTTTATGGGATCCGTCACTCTCTTTACAGCCTAACCAACCCTTAGCGATCTCAACAACCTTTGATCTGATTTCTTTCTCTGTCATAATAATACCTCCGATCTAAACACTTAAAAAGGAGAGCCCTGTAAAGGCTCTCCCTGTCTGTCTGATAAATATATTTACTGTGGAGCTGTATAGCTCTTTGCTCTGGCACTATCGCCTAATCCCTTTGTAGTCGGATCGTTCAGAGTGTTCCAAACCGATACCGCCACTAAAGAGAGTACATAAGGATTAGAGATAGCTCCTACAATGAGCTCCCCTACCTTACTCCATGTGGTAAGATCCTGTGCTGTAAGTCCTGCATACGCAAGCACAGGAGTTAAAATACTAAGTACAATCTGTACCCAGAATACAGGATTTTTTACTCTAACTTTTAAATTCATACTGTACCTCCTTGTGAGTTTGTTAATAGTTGCTACGATACCTCAAAATGAGGTAAAGAGATAAACTGGATCCCCTCCTTACTTTAATCCTACAGAAACCGCTAAGTATCCTAAGATAAGTGTTACAAGCCCTGTTACAATAAGCCACTTGAATTTATCCCACTTATCCCCATCCTTACCCTCTAGCTTGTTAAGCCTTTCAACGGTTTCATTCAGATCCCCACGCATATACTTAACCTCAGTAGCCAGCTCCTTTATAGCTCCAATCATCTCACTATTGCTTTTGAGTATCTCATCATGCTCATTAAGTCGATTAGTGTTACTCTTTGCTCGCTGTTCTACCTCAGTAAGTCTATGCTCGATGTTAATATCTGCATCTGTAGCCATATCCATAAGATCCTCCTTTCCGCCATAATAAAAGGGAGAGCATTTAGCTCTCCCCCTGTGGCTTACTCTGCAAGCTCTGGTAAATCAAGATCAATGAGGATCTGCTTAACCTGCTCTCTGATTACTGGCGGTACATCATTGATCGTCTTTTTGCCCTTTACAATAAGGGTAGCGTAAATTACTGCCATAGCCTTTACCTCCTTTCTGAGTATTGTTTTTAAGATAATATTGAGTAACATACTACTCATTATCTCCGTCTAAGATTTTTTGTACGGCTTTTCTGAGATCCTTTGGTATATTATCAATAGTCCTTAACCCTTTGCGGATCAAAGTAGCGTAAACCTGTGCCATAATCTTTCTCCTCCCTCTTAGTTAGCTGATAACCCTAACATCTGCTCATACACATCTGCTAAGGCTAACTGTAAATCTGTAGCCTGCTCCTCTAAGGAGCTGTTTTTCTCTGCCATGAGCTGGATGTACTCATCTTTCTCATAGATCTCCTGTGTTTCAATTTCAAACCCATCAAACCCAGAGCTAAGATCTCCCTCCTTAGCCTCCTCATGGATCTCTTTGATACCTGTATTTACATATACATGGTAATCATCAATCTCAAGAGGCTTTACGCTCTCCGCTGTAGTTCTTACGTTTGCAAATTTCTGCATTACCTTTTACCTCCTTTAAGTAATAATTGTGCATATATTCTACATTAGGCTCTACATATTTCTGATATAGCCTAAAGCTATCACAATGCTGTAGCCAGCCCACATAGCTATTAAATGAGCACCACTCACTATAAGTAGGGCTCACATTGTTTTCTCTTTTACTGGAGATGCTAAGCATCCTACGCTTAAATGTTTTGCAAGTCGATTTTCTGAGTAAGGTATACTCTCCGAAAAATCTATAGCCTACAAAATCTACACCTCTTACCTTAGTAGGAAATACCTGCCAATTATGCTTAAGCACCTGCTTAAGATTTACCGCCATAAACTCATCTAACTCTCTTTTGAGTTTGTGCAATTCCTCTTTACTGCTACCGAAAATAACCATATCATCCATGTATCTAAAGTAGTACTTAACGCCCTTAACCTCTTTGAGCCAGTGATCTACTACAGATAGATTAAAATTACCGTCATACTGGCTAACATAGTTTCCAATAGGAATACCTACGCCATCCACAAACTCTCTACCGTTATCGTCTATGATAATATTTACCGCCACACCTAGCCTCTGGAGGATCTCTATATTTTCCTCTGTGGCTGGACAAGTACTAATACTATCTATGATCTCATCCATTAACCAGATAAGCTCCTCATCCTTAAAGAGCTCTCTATACTTAGCCTTTAGTACATCGTGTACAATGCTGGGATAATACTTTCTTACATCCAGCTTTAAGCAATACTTTGTAGCCTCTGGATCTGATACTAAAATACTGGGTATCCACTTCTCCGCTACTACTTTTCCATCTTTCTTAATCTTTTTCTTATACCCTCGTAATTGATTGATAATAGGCTGGATCCCTCTGTTAGGGATTGCACTATAGGTATCTTTTGTCATGGAATTAAGTAAGTAGGGCTCTATAACCTGTAAGATAGCCCATTGACATATACGGTCTGGATAGTACGGTAACTTATAAATCTCCCTCTCCTTACTTCCCTCTTTTCTTACAAAAGTTTCATAGTCTGAGGTATGATACCTGTGTTCTATTAGATTTTCCTGTAGCCTCCTTAGGTAATGATCCAGATCTTTCTCTATACGCTTTACCTCTGCATACCACCCTTTACCTCTCTTTGCGTTCTTGTGGGCTTTTCTAAGATTATCCATATCGCATATCTTAGAAAATAAATCTCCAGTATCTTTCATGTGTTTTGGCACCCACCTTATCATAATTTTGTATGTGCATAAGAGGGAGCTAACTACCTGTTGTAGTACCCCTGTGCTATCGTTCACATAACAATCAGTTCTTAGCTTGCTAGGCTAACAGGGTTTACGGATCTCTCCGCACATAAGCACCCTCTTAGCTATTTTTTACCGCTCCTCATAGAGGAGTTTTATGTTCTGGCAAGAGCCACGGTAGCTGTTACTCACTTAATGTAAAATAAGTGTCACAGTGAACACATATTTCTCTGATTTTCTTTTATTTTTATATGCACATATAGTAAGTGACTGCTGATATTACGATTGCGATTACCAGAGGTATTATTACCATTCAGATTGAAACTGCAATTAGAGCCATTATTCCATTTACTGCCTAATTTAGTAATTAAGAAACCTTATCAGCTACCGACAAAAAGGGTAATAAAAAAGAGCTTTCCAGCTCCTCCTATTACCCTTTTTGATTTTATTTATTTTTCCTCAAAGATTTAAGCAACCTTTGTTTGAGGCACATACAGTAAGCGACCGCCGACAGTACGATAGCGATCACCAGAGGCATCAGTACCACTCAGATAGAAACCGCAACTAGAGCCATCATTCCACCTACCGCCCAATCTAGCAATAAAGAAACCGTTGTAGGTGTAATTCTGCCATACAAAGTTACCTGTGAATACATCCGATCCACTAGCCTCTGTAGGGATAAGTAACTCTGGATGCTCTGGATGCTCTGGATCAATACCAAAGGCACTTTGATAACCGTTACTATGGCTCCAGTGATAACCTAAGCTCTTGTATCCTGTGGTAGTATCATCTGCTACTGTAGCTCCGATCTCATGCACAAATACCTCATTCTGTCCTTTAGCTAAGATATTTACCTTATCCAGCCAAGTCCAGATATTGCCCCAGAGATTTTCCTCTCCTCTGTAAGATACTGAGCACTTACCATCTACGCCACCGTTAGGATCAATACCAGATCCATTACCTAATCCAGAGGTAGCTCCAGTATTTACCGCCATGTTAGTTTTACCATCATCGGTAAAATCACAAACGCCTCTACCTACTTTACGCTGAGCATCTAAACTAGCATACTCAATCATAAGGAGCCACTCTGTAACCGCCATAGCAAAAATGCTGTGACTTTCCCAGCCTGTACCTCTGTTAGCACAGAGCTTTCTTACATTTGCTCTAGTAAGGTTCTGTGTAAGTCCACTGGCTGGCTTAACTCCTGCGATAGAGGAGAGCATATCTGTAGCAAAATCCGCTACCTGCTCATCCGCTGTAAGATACTTTTTAGCATCCGTATCATAGATACAGCCCTCAAACGCTGAGAGATAGATCTTATCCTGTACAATACCGTGATTATCGTAAAAGGCTCTAGGAGCTGTAAATCCTGTCTTAGGTGTAGGGCTGATATAAAATCTACCCTTAGTGTACTGCTTACCCTTACCGCTTGTAGCGTTCTTAGAGCTTACAGGTACAGCCTTAACATAAAATACAGGCTGTTCTACCATTACCTGTACCTTAGTACCACTAGCATAGGTTTTTTCTGCTCCGTCTACTGTCTTTTTAATTTCTACAGTAGTAGCTCCTGCCTCTGTGTATCCTGTTTCTCCTCTGTATGCAAGTACTGTACCATCATCGGCTAAGATACATCTCTTTCTACCGCCCCACGGATTGAGCTTATCAAAATCAGCTCCAGCGGTAAGATTTTCTGCTCCTGCAATTCTGGTAAATCGTCTATTAGGAAAATCAATCTCCACACCGTATACATCGGAGCTCTCATATCCTACAAAGCTCTTAACATCGTCAATCTGCTCCTGTAAATTAACGATCTGAGCTACTGTAGCTCCAGCGGTAGGATCTACATTTACCTTTACGCTAGAGGCATTAGATACCGCTGTTACAAGATCCACCATAAGGGAGCTTACACCGATACCATTAAATGGAGGCATATAATCCGCTGTAGCGGTACTCTCATCTGCCACTGAGATACTGTAGAGGATCTCTCCAGCCTGTGGATCATTTGCATAAAGTCCTAAGTTTCTTACATAATAACCCTGCCCTAAGGTCTGATTAGAGAAACTAGCGGATACTGTAACATTAGATCCATTTTTTCTCACTACAGAGGCTACCTTTTCCTCCTGTTTGATAGTACCGATACCTGTCATACTTGCCAGATCTCCAGATAACTTAGTATCGGATACCTTGATCTTAGTAAACTCCAGCTTAGTAGTACCTGCTACCACTTTTGCTAAGAGTTCCTGTCCTTTTTTTGTGATTACTGCACTCTTAAAAGCACCCATTTTATCACACTCCTTTTCTTTAATTTATTGTAATAACTGTAGCTGTGTTTACAGGGCTTGCTACAGTAGTATTACCGCTGTTAGTTGTTTTGCTGTTAATATCGTGGGTAATGATTTTTGTAAACGCCATTCCAACGCCTACTCCCTCATAATGAGGGCTTTCTACCTCATCCTTTACAGCTATATCCATTGTGATAGCTCCAGAGGAGCCTCCTGTAGATAATGCCTGTGCTACATTGAGATCTGAGCTCTTATTTACAGTACTCTTTATATCGTGAGTGATAATGTGAGTACCAGCTCTGCCTAAGCCTACACCGTAGTACATAGGGCTCTCTGTAGCTACCTTAGGGTTAATATCGTTTGTGATCTGATACCTCATAGCCACACAGGATACTACCGCCACACTAAAAGGAGTTGTATTTCCCTTCTCCAGAGTGTTTTTAAGATCCAGCACCAGATTACAGGGGATCATATCCTGCAAAATAGAGGAGATCGTATCAAACGCCCCCTCTATCCCTAAATGAGTTATAATCTCTAAAAAATAATTTTTATAATCTGGATTAACGCTAAAGTTATCATCTCCACAGATACTAATAAGCCTGTTATAAAGCTCTTTTTCCGTATAAGGTACTTTATCATTCCACTTAACCAGCACATTAAAACGCCTTGTTTCTAGGCTGGCTCCTGCCTCTGGATAAATACCCATCATATCCTCAAAACGCTTAATACCGTACTCATCCGCTGTTTCAATAAACATATTGTTAAGAGTACGCTCAATCTGTTCTAGGATGTACTTAAGCTCTGGCGTTTCCGCCTTTGCTATCTCCTTAAACTCTTTAAGCTGTCGGAGTACAGGCATCCAATAGCCTAATAGATCAATCTCTCTAGCCAATATAAACACCTCCTAACAGAGGTATCTCCTCCTGTGCTAAGGCTAAGTTACTGGCTACATCGTTTAGCTGTGTATCCGCCACATCTAAGATCCCATCCAGATTAAGGAGCCTGTTTTCTATCTGAGAGATACGCACTACTAAGTTACCTTTCTCCCAGTTCTTACGCATTTCCAAAAAATACGCCTCCAGAGTTTCCTCCGCCTTAGGTTTTACCTGTGACCACTGGTAGCCATCATTTAGAGTTATTCTGGATTTTATGCTTACCGTTTTACCTACAGCGGATACTACTGTTACGGTATGCCCTATAGGAGCTATGCCACTACCTGTACCCTGTGGATCTGGATCTATAGCCTCCTGCACCGTTTTTACCAGCGTGCTAGATGCTACTCCAAAATCACTATTGATAATGATTAACTTAACAGTGCCTCCCCCATTCCACACAGGGATAACCACTGTACCACCTACACCATCCAGAGCATCGGTTTTCTCTACATAATCCTGCTTATTACCGCCAAAAGGGTTACTATCAAAGGAGTTAAGGTATCGTGTCCTTAGAGCCTCTGTATCCTCCTCATCCTCCGCTGGGATAAGGAGCTCTGTAAGCTCTCCAGTAAGATCCTTATCAATGTACTCAATGGAGCTAAGCTCTCCAAAAAACTTATTGCCATTAGTACCCTCTGTTTCACATTCCATCTGATAATAAAAATAGCCATCGGCACTCTCTATAAATGCTGTGGCTACATAGTTAAGCTCATTCAGATTAAATCTGGAGCCTATAGGGATCTCCATATTAAATTTACCCTTTAGAGTAGCCTTAGTAGCCTCATAAGGGATAATACCTCTTTCCTTACATCGGAGGATTAGAAACTCTCTTACTGCGGTATCTGCATACCCATTATTTACGATATTACCTAGCTGGATATATACATCTGCGTGCTCTGCGGATACAGGGGCTATAGCGTTCATAATAACGGAGCCCTCACGTTTATCTACATCACTTGCCACCCTTGCTAGGGATCTATCTAATATATTTTCGTATGTCTGATCCTCATACATCCATTTCCACCTCCTTACTACCTACATCTGTTACCAGAGTAAATTTTATGTGGAGTACATCTTTAATCTGGGATACCTCCAGATCTTGTACTCCTGTTATGTGCTCATTCTCAAATAAGCACTCCTCCATATACCGCCTTACCTCACTGTTAAGGTACTCCTCACTGTAGCTATATCCGATGAGATCATAAACCTCATCCCCATAACCCCAGCTATATATAATCCAGCGGTATCTCTTAGCCTTAAGAGCTAAGTAAGCCCACACACAAAGAGCATCTACACCAGTTACAATCTTCCCTGTGAGTGTGCCTTTTTCAAAGTCGATCTCATACTCACGGATAGAGGAGGCTGTTACCTCTTGATCCGTTAGAGTAAGATCCTCTGTTGTTGCAAAAGGAAATAAACTCATTTACGCCTCCACCACCCTTGCTATGATTACATACTTGTTATTATCATTAAGTTTCTGTACCAGCACCATATCCCCAGCCTTAAGCCCATCTGTATAGGTTATCTGGCTTTGTTTCCATGCCCTAGTATCTGGATCTGGGTTATCCTTACTAGCAAAACCGTTACTCTGTGTAGTATCCACAGATACTCCAGATACATAAGGTACTTTTATCTGTCTGGTATACCCTGCTACTAAGTAATCTGCTATATACAGATCCTCAGCATTGAGTACCAGATCATCTATCTTTACGCTGTTAGAGCTTTGCATTACTCCTATCTGGGCTAAGGTAGGATTATCTTTAGCTCCCTGTGATCGCATCATCTCTAGCACTTCTGCATATTGATGATCGTTTTTCATGTTATCCCCAGTACCAGCCATGCTATCCCTCCTTAGTATCCATCATTTGTTTTAGAGTTACTGTTAAGCTCATGGTAGCTACTCCATTTTGCCATGTGTGAGTATCTGCATCTATCCACACTACACCGCTGAGCCCTGTAGAGCTATCTCTCACTACCGCCCCTGCCCCTGTTACTGCCTCATTGAGGTTTACACACTCCAGAGTAAAGGTTTTCTCAACCGTCTTAAACATACTCTTAGCTGTGGTAGTAGCATCCTTGCCCTCCTCTTTAGTGTAAGTCTGCTGGAATATACCGTACTTTTTCACATCTGCATCATTTTGTACTACTCCCTGTGGTTTACCCTCTCCGTCATAAATACGAACCTTATTAACCATGTTAGTAATGCTCTCTTTATAGTTGGAGCTGGTAATATTGCTATCCTCTGTGATCTCAATACTGCATACCACCTTACCCATTTCCTCTACATTGAGGTAGCCTTTTTTAGCTACCACCCTGTAGCTTACTCCGTTCTGTTGATATGCCTGTGTATAGGCTCTCATAATAATCTCATAGATAGATACATTCTGTACTATGAGTTTCTGTGTTAGCCCTGTCTGAGCTAAGGAGCCTACAGGGATCTCCATATCATCACATACCATCTGAGTTATCGCCTCCGCTGTTTTAGAGCTAAAATTGTAAGTGGCGTTACTCTTGATGGTATAGAAAAGAAGATCATAACAGGTATAAGTAACTGTACCTGTAGTACTGCTTGCCTCCCTCTCTACTACATAGCCTCTAAAAAGCTCTGTTTTTCCATCATCCTCAAATAGATAAACAGGATCCGCTAAGTTGATGGTAAGAGGAGTAATATTTTTATCTAAGGGAGCGTTTACAATGTGTAGCTCTAACTTTCTGGCTACCTCTGTTCTGCTACCGCCCCAGCTCATAGAGGATACATACTCTGTTATGTCTGTATTCTTATGCACTACTATCACTCTTTACCACCTCCTAAGGGATCGTTAATACTTGATTAGGATAGATAAGATTAGGATTTTTTATCTTATCCCTGTTAGCATTGTAGATCTTAGTGTACTGAGCTCCACTACCGTAAAACTGTTTAGCTATTTTCCAGAGGCAATCTCCACGCTTTACCGTGTAGGTTCTGGCTGTATTAGTAGCCTGTGGCTTTGTAGCCCTTACTGTAGGCTTTACAGTAGCTATAGTAACGGTAGCTCTCTTTGTCTTTATCTTTTTGTACTCCTTTAGATTACAGGTATAATAAATATCTCCTGTAGCATCCTGCTCTCCCCACACAAAGCTCTCTACTGTAGCCTCCATGTTAAGAGTGCCTGTAATGATAACCCTAATAGGAGTACCAGACTTTCTCCAGCTCTCGATCTTCTCTACATAAGTTAGAGGCTGTTTACGCCCTGCATTATTGCTAAAGTTATAATCTTTTGCTGGAAAAAAAGACTTAAGAGAAATTTCTCTTAAGCCTGTGTTACCGATAAGGTTTACATCTCCCACCTGTATTACATTGACAACCGTATTTTTATGGGATACGGATACCGTGTAATCAGAGGGCTTAACTGGGAGTTGAAACTTATCGCTATTCTGTTGTAACCAAAATTCCATTAAGTATCCTCCTCCCTATTAAGTCATATTAGGTAACAACTTTTTGAATTTTGCCACCATATCAGATACCACCTTATCGGTATCTGCCTCTTTCTCGATGATTACCGTATCCGCCAATTTTTCAATCGTTACGGATCCGATACCACCGCTCTTAGGCGTATCTCCATCCTGTGGATTTCCTGTACCTCCTGTACCTCCTTTATCATCCTGTGGATCTGGATCTCTATCTATAGGCTTAACATCGCTGAGCTGTACGCCTCTTGTGCTCATAGCCCTATCATATTGATCCGCTTGATTTCTTGTTAAGACTTTCTCGCCTTGATGGAGGATAGCTGGGTAATTATCGTATGGTACTCTGTCTTTACCATAGGCAAAACCTAAAGCACTCTTAACCTTGCCTCCGATACCTCCTACAAACTCCTTAGCCTTGCTGATAGCTCCACCAATTTTATCAACAAAACCACTGATAGCATCTATCGCTCCGCTTATTACACTTGTTACGGTTCCGATCGCTGTAGATACAGCACTGGAGATACCACCGAAAATAGTGGATACCGCATCAAATAAGCCTTGAAATACACTCTTAATGGTTTCTACGATAGTGGTAATCGTAGAGCTTGCACTGTCGAAAAATCCACAGATACTACCCCAGATCTGAGAGATGTATGGAGCTAAGAAATTGAATACTGTTTCAATTCCTGTAAGTAGTCCATCTACCACCGTAAGGATCACATCTACTACCGCACTGATTATAGGGGCTAAGGTCTGCCATACAGTAGATACTACTGTTACTACTACAGATACAATAGTTTGAAATAATCCCATGTGATTACCGATCATAGTAAGTACTTGCTGGATCACGTTTCCCACAAAAGTAAAGATAGAGCTCAATGTAGGCATAATAGCTACAATCGCATTTATCACTACTGTAATGATCTGTTGGATCACTGGCATAGCTGTTACGATGATATTAGTAATAGTCTGGATCACTGGCACAATATAAGGGATGATCTGAGATACACCACTCATAATCGTACTAATTACCTGCCCTACTACAGGAGCTATCTGTTGTACCGCTGAGATAATCGGAGGGATGATAGGTAAGATCGTATTGATCGCCTGTACTATTCCATCCTTAAGCCCAGAGAACATACTAGCAATACCGCCACCGTCTACCTTTACATTAAAAAGCTGATCGAAAATAGCTTGCAATGCTCCAATATCAATACCGATATTACCCAGCCCTGTAAAGATTGCATCCTTGATAGATGTAAGGAGTGGTAATACATTTTCCTTAATCTGAGGAGCTACCTTTTCTACCGCTGTTCCTATTGCTGTAGGCAAGTTGCTAAAAATCGTCTGGAGCATCGGTATAAAGTTACCAAAGAAAAAGGTACTTGCACTCTCTACCAGCTCTCCCATACTTCTAGCTACTGCCTCTCCATCCCCTATAGATAAATTACCTAAGAGGTTAGTAACTGAGGCTTTCATCATCGCAAAAGATCCGCTAAAGGTCTGCTCTGCCTCTCTTGCTGTGGTTCCTGTGATATTTAATTTATCCTGTATTACTCCGATAGCTGTATATACATCCGCTAAGTTGTTTATATCGTACTTAGTACCAGTGATAGCCTGTGCATCCTTAAGGAGCCTATCCATCTCCTCCTTAGTACCGCCATAACCCAGCTTAAGGTTATCCAGCATCGTGTAATTTTGCTTTGCAAAGCCTTGATAAGCGTTCTGGATGGATCCCATATCAGTACCCATCTTGTTAGCGTTATCCGCCATATCTATCATAGCTTTGTTAGCAATCTCAGCGGATTTATTTGTATCTCCTGCACACGCACTCAAAAGAGAGGCACTAAATGAGGTAACATTTTCCATATACTCATTAGCGGATAAGCCTGTAGTTTTATATGCTTGATTAGCATACTGTAACATCTTATCTACCGCTGAGGTATCTGTACTACCATCGCTATTAGTCTTTGTGTACAGTGTTTCCACACCGCCTATACTTTGCTGTAGTTTAGCTCCCTCTCCTAAGGATTTACCCATAAGAGCTGTAGCTCCTGCTCCTGCAATTCCTACAGCGATTGTTACGCCTTTTGCAAGGCTCTTA